ACACGGGTAATTTTGTTCCTATAATTTGGAGGTATCCCCTGTGTGTTGATGTTGTGATAATGAACGAGCTGCTTCAGTTGAGGTGTTTTATTAATGTACTCGATGGTGTCCATTGAATGTTTGCATCTAGGACTATAAATCAAGAGTGACATCTACTATCTATATGGTAATTTGTAAAAAAAAATTAACGCATTATAGTAAATATGAATTACTTGATCGTAATCATCCTTCTCGTGGTGGTTCTTTTTCTCACGACTTCTCGTGAAACATTCACCGAAGCATTTGGTTTCTCAGGCTACACGAAACCTTCCCACACTGTGAAGCTCGATGATCCCAGACCGGACCTTTCCAAGTACACCAAAGTTGAGACGAGTGTCAATAATGACATGATCGAAGAATTTGTCCTTCAAGCCAATGCTGAAATATCAAAGCGCACCGGTCTCTGTACGTACGTAATAGAAAAGACCACAGTTCATCAGTACAAGGGCGAAGAGAAGGATATCTACGAGTGTATGTTCATGGTCGTGAAGAACAACGGTTTCTCGTTTGGATTTTCGGTCGTTGCCTCATACGAAGTCGTGAACAGTAAAGTGCGCCTCATCTCCCTTCGATCCCAGCCTCTCGGTGTCGATATTCCCGGTGACGTCACCGCATTCACAGACGGTTCTCCTGGAAAGGAGTTCGTCGAATATAAACTCGTCAAAGAAATCGCCGCTCCAACCAAAGCTGAGTTGGATTCGGTAAAAAATAATTTGAAGTAAATGTAATGATCAGCATCGAAGATGTCACGAAGATCGATGAAAGGAGGAAGCAGATTCGTAAAGAGATTTATACGAAAATATATGAACAATTCTCTTCCAAAATTAAGCAGTCCGTAGAACTTGGTCATAAACAACTTTTCATGACGGTGCCACCATTTCTCATAGGATACCCAGTGTTTGACAGATCTGCGGCAGCGAGATACATTGCGAGGCAATTTTCACTCGGTGGATTTACCGTGAAGTTATTGAGTGACCACGATATCTACGTGTCGTGGGTCGTTCCAAAAAAGAAAAAGGAGAAAAAAGAGCGTGAAGATGACGTGGATTTTCCAAATCTCGTGAATCTCAAGAAGATCGCAAACAAGTACAGGAGAAGTGCGTAGTAAAATCTTAATTTAAAACCCACTTTAATCATAAATGGACAATCTCAATATATTGGTAGAAGCTAAGCGCGAATACCTAGGACAGATGTGTCTCATCATGTGCCCAGCTATGATTGAAGTGTTTCAGGATATGTATAACGAAGCTGTGACCATGTCTAAGGGGCGTAAGGTGCTCATCATGTACCAGAAGCTTCTTAAGGAGGTGCCCAATTGGTCGAACGCGATGTCTAAAAATCACGCGGATAATATCACCAATCGTTGCGCATGGTTCAGTGATCTACTCGCGGCCGTTTTTGTTGCCTGTACGAAGATACTCTCCGCGGTTCGTCTCAAGGCGGATAATAAGAAGATTTCCCTCAAGCTTCCCACCGAGGAGGTGTTTATTCAAACGTGTTACAACAACATCGCCAAGGACCTCTACAAAGATCCCTATATATTCAGTGAAGAACAGAGTGAATACCTGCGCGATGAGAAGCTCACTGAGCGTTTCTCTCTTTGTATCGAGAATACAGTAAAAGAACTCATTCCGGTGCAGCAAATTTTGCAAACGTATATGTCTCAGGAGACGCGTGATATTTCACTCGATGGTGAAGTTCAGGATGCGATAGATCCGGATGTCATGGACGAACCGTTCCCAGAACCCGAACCCGAACCCGAACCCATGGAACCCGAACCAATGGAGTCCATGGACCCGGACCCGGAACCAACCGGTTTGGAAAATGAGTTTAAGACTGTTCCGGGTGTCCAGGCACCCGAACCAGTCGCCCAGCCTCAGCCTCAGCCTCAGCCTCAGCCTCAGCCTCAGCCTCAGCCTCAGCCTCAGCCAGAGTCCGATGACGTTCTTTTCGGAGACGCACCCGAACAGCGTACAAAAAATCCCAGGTATTATTAAATGGAACTCTCCGATTACCTACGCGACCCGATGAGTGCTGCGCTCATCGCCGGAGGTATCACCGCGGCCTATATTCATCTAAAGGCTCACCTCAATAACGAGGGCAAACTCGAACTCAACAAATACACCAAACCCGCGGCTCTTAACGCGATCCTGGTATTTTTTATAGTCTCCGGTGGTATTGGACAAAAGGAAACTATTTCTACCGATCCTTTTTAAACTTAAAGATTAGATCATTAGACTAAGAAAATGGCTTCCGTTACTGCTTTTAACGATATGCTCAGCCAATTTCTTGTGGAATTGCACAAGACTTTTCCAGAGGAAAAGGGTATCAAGAAGATGCTGACTTCTTTCGATTTACTGAAATCGACCAACCCGCGTCTCGTCGTAGATGCGTTCATGAAAGGTGTGTCTCCATACGCTAATAAGATTTCAGCGAAGGATGACACCTTTCTTCTCAACGAGATGGATAATATCGAATTTCTCAGGGAGCTAGATATCAAGTCTTACTGGGATAGAATGACCGCCAATACCAAATCTGCTACGTGGCAGTATCTCCAGACGTTATATATGCTTGGCACGACTATTAACGCCATTCCAGAGGATACACTTTCCCAAATCGAAAAGATCGCCAAGGGTGTAGCAGATCAGATGCAAGACGGAAACGGAGACCTCGATCAGGATGCGCTCATGAAAATGATGGGGAGCATGCTTGGTAGTCTCCCTAAAAAATAAACCTCACCATATACTAAATGAAAGTCTGGTTTGAAGATCCCCAGCAGCTCATAAAGGCCGAAAAGGTTTCTCAATTTTGGCCGACCCGCGATCAAACACCAGAAGATCGTATCAACGCTGCTTCTCGTTTTGTGATTTATGCGTGTTGTATCATTTATCTCATTCGTCGTGACCTCAGGATCTTCGTCCTTGGCGCGATGGTTCTTGCCGTCATTTATGTTCTTTATCGGTCTAAGATGGTGAAGGAGACGTTCGGTTCCACGTTCGAGGGTGCGACGTGTCAGATGCCCACACCAGACAATCCCATGGGTAACGTACTCATCACAGATTTCACCGATGCTCCTAACAGGTTGGAAGCATGTTATTATCCCACGGTAAAGTCTTTCGTGAATAGTTATACGAGCGACCGCATCCCCATGGACTCGGGACGCTCTAGATCACCTCTCCCCAAGTACATGCGAAATGCGGTGGATCGTCAGTTTGTCACGAATCCTGTATCTAAGATTCCGGGTGATCAGACGGCGTTTGCGGAGTGGCTCTACGGTCCCAAGAATGGTCCCATGTGCAGGAGTGATTCGAAGTATTGCGACCCCAATGCGCGTGGTGTTCAGCTCGAAGCATTCGCGGGTCTCGGTGGTGATGGGGACATCAGGGGCCCCCGAGGTGGAGGAAGTGTGCGAGGTGGTGGTGGAACGTACAGTTAGATAAATATTCTTATGTAATAATAAATGGCGTATCAGCTTCAGCCAGGTCTTTCTATTGTCCAGAACACGGGTGCCCTCCCCCCAAATAAGGCGACTGATGAGATTTTCGTGTATCCTCAACCCAGTACGCTCAACTGTGGTAGCTGCCGTCCAAACACTATGTTGTACGGTACCGCGCCTTACATGGCAGGTAAGGGATCTCCAGCCCAATACATAGACACGAGTGACCAACTTCGCCCCCAATCCACATCTCGTTTTAACAAGAATATCGTCCAGACCTATGAGCGTAATCTCTTCCCACTGACAAACATGGAATGTAAGCTTCCCCTTCGCACTATGCGTTACGAGCCTTCAAGCACGCGCGCCGAGCTTCAGAACGGACTCTTTCAGCAAAGGTACGCTAATAAAAATGTCGGTAAGAAGTAAGAATGGCTGATCCCATTTCGCTCATGGCTGTGGCTGGTTTAATTTATGCTGGTCGAACTTTGAGTACTAAGTCTGTCCCCCCTCCCGTCGAAGAGGGTCCTCCACCGGTAGTCAAAGCTCCTATAGTAGAAGATGATTTTGGACCTATCGTGGATGTTCCCCGGAAGAGGGAGATGGAGAGTTTTGCGGACATCGCCGTGCAACAAAGAAGTGGTGGTCAAGAAATCCTGAACATGCGCAATCGTATGTATGATCAGGGTCGCATGAACAACCTTTCGCCCATAGAGAAACAACTCGTCGGTCCAGGTCTCGGCGTCGGCGCCGATGTCCCCGCTGTCGGTGGCTATCAGCAAATGTTTCGTGTCAATCCTATTAACGTTGGTGAATATAGGCTCACGACTCTTCCAGGTAGGTCCGGTCACGCGCACGACATCACCGGTGGTCGATCGGCAAAGGTTGGTGAACTGACCCACAACAAACCCGAGACGACCGCATTCCTTCCTTCCCGCCTTCCCGCTATGCCCGGACGTGCTCAGGGTATGTCCGGTGTCGTTCCCCGTAACGAACACGAGAGGACCAAGAGGACCACGAACCGTTCGGAGACTGGTCATCGCGCGGATGGTCTCGGCTTCAACGGCGCGAAGCGTTTCGTGTCTGCGCAGACCGTCTCTCAGGATCCCACGCGTTTCAAGAGTGATCGCAACGATGAACAATACAATTACATGAACCGTCCAGCGCCTGGTATTCATAGTCATCACGGTGCCTACACGAACAGCGTCGCCGTGAATGTGACTGCAAAAACAAATGATGAACTCATGAAATATGGGTTCAGACCAGAGGATCGCCGTGGAAAACCTAATCGTATGGGTAACGCGGGGAGGATGAACGTCAGGGAGAGCGCCCTCAAGCAGGGTGGTCGCCTCACGTCTGTGCGTTCTGACACCACACGTATCGATGGTCGCATGAACGCCGCCAACGGTGGTTGGACGCAGCAATACCAGCAAAAGACCTTCCATAAGTTCAACGCATACAAGGGTAACGAAAATCCCAACTCTCGTAATCTGGATATCGCTAAGAAGCAGTTACACAACAACCCTCTGGCGCATTCCCTTTCCGCCTAAATTTGAAATATGAATTAGACAAAAACAATCATTAAAATATTATACGCATATTTTAATGAAGGTGTATAACCTCTCTATCGATAGCGGCGAACATGCTGTCATCATAGATGAGTATTCTAATACGTTCCAAAATCAGAATAACTATAGAGTGATTCTCGAAAATCCCATTTACGATGTTTCATCTATTAAACTCGTGTCTGCTCGTATTCCCACGCCACAATTGACCACGTGTTCGACGAATAAAACCTTCAGTGTGGACGCGAACGTATTTACTCTCGACGAGACGAACTATTCCAATGGGTACATTTTAGCTGAAGACTTGGAAGGTATATTAGCTCCACCCGATTCGAATGTGAGTCTCGTGGTGTACGATGAGGAGACAAATACGCTTAACTTTTCCAACGTGGGCACATCGAACACGTTCACACTCGAGTTCTTTTCTGGTACGAACGGTCACCAAAGTGTGGCTTCATCCGAGACCACACCGCACCAAGTGCTTGGATTTGGGTCGAAAGATTACACGGGTCATTCGATCAAGAGTGGCGCTATTAATTTATATGGACCCAATTCCCTGATACTCAGACTCTCTGCGGGTTCGGAGCAGTTTAACCAGGACGTATATTCGTCAACACCTTTTTACACGGGACATTTACTCTTAGATGGTTCAGATTTCATCAATTTCAACGGCGCAGATGATCAATTGATACACCACTTTCATTCTGGACCCCAAAAAAGTATCCGAGATATTCGAATTGAATTCTTCTACATGAGCCATGGTCGCTTGATACCTTACGATTTCAGAAACCAGGATCACGTGCTCAAATTTGAAATCGCGTGTTCCACAGACAAACTCGAAGGACTTCCTAAAGTCCCGATTCCGGATGAAAATATTGAAGAGGAAGAGGCACCCATAAGCATTCCCGAAGTAAAGGAGAATCTTTATAGATGGAAATGGGAAATTATTGCAATCGTGATAGTTGGAATACTTCTCATGTTTTTCATGAAAAGGCGACCAAAGTATTCGAGACCGTCACTTAGCGAGTGACAGCATAGACGGGCTGCGCGGGCTTCTTGACCTGGCCGTTAATGCGGGTGATGATCAGGAAGACAATAACGGAGACGAGAGAGGTGAGCAGCGCAGTGAGAGCGTATTGCATACCACCATTCTTGGGCACCTTGATGATTTGGCTGATGGCCCACCGGATGAAATCCATCCAGGACATCGCGGCAGCGAAGGAGAAACCACCGACGATGGAGTTGAGGGTCTGAGTCTGAAGCTCCTGGGTGACAATATCGACAGTCTTGAGGGCGCTGGTAACGGCGGACATAGTGTATATGGTACACTGGGAAAATTATTCCGGTAGGAGTTCCTCTTTCTCGACAATTTTTTTAAATTTTTTCTTCTTTATAGTTTTAGATTTAGAAAAGAACTGTTCATCGTCTGATGAATCTTCGCTAGAGCTGGATCCCGTTTCATAGATTTTGAATTTAGTATTCGAGAACGACCACGCCTCAGGCTCTGAGGTGCTCATTACTATTAATAGCATTTTTTAACATCTGTTCTGTCGGATTCTGGGGTTCCCACGAATTCCATCGGTCGTATGCTTCATTCATGAGTAAAAATGTCGGATCGGAACCCGCGTACCTCTCAAATGGAGGACACTCCTCTTCGGATACGATGGGCATGTCTTCCTCCTCTTCCTCCTCTTCTTCGTAAATCTCGGGGAACAAAGACCCTACATCCTGACCGACGGTGTACATCGCGCAATATTTGATCGCATACTCCCAATCTTCTGGAAGGAGAGTGTCTCTTCCACAAGCTTTGGAATATTCGGCTGCGAGTATGGTGCTTCGTTCCATCACGGGCATTAAAAGGTTAGTCATGGTCTCGATATATTGATCCATCATAGCATCTCCGGCATCGCCGAAGCCAGTTTGCATGTTCATCTTTAATGTCTCGTATCAAAAAGAGTTCGCGCAATTCCCTCACTCACGCGAAGGATGTTATAGTTGAGAGCATAGATACGGATTTGACGCTTAAAATCCGGACACGCCGTTAAACTTAGGTTTAGTATCTGATCTTTCACGAGACTAAAGTTAATTTGACCTGTGGGATACCATTCTTCTGGTTGAAGGGCGAAACTGTACGAATAAAATCGACGAATCAGTTGCGTCTTTGAATGATGGATCGCCGCCTGAACTGCTTTGAGGAATACGACGTTACCCGTATCTCGTGTGATGATGTCCTGATCATCAAGGGTGAGTGTGAGATAATCTAGGTTTTCGTAGAGAATGAACTTTCCGTCTTGAACGTTCGACGTGTTGTCGTAATCAAAGACGGTCACGAAGTTTCCCTGTGAGACTCCATCTCCTGTGGTTCCTTGTCTCTGAATGACAAAATACAACTCTTTGATTGGATTTGTAAAATCTAATTTAAATTTTCCCTGATTGACACCCGCATCTACGTCGAACACATCCTGTTGAAGTTGTGTGATTAAGAAATCTGTACACGTGTTCTTAATCTTAATACGCTCCGCGTTATCCAAAAATAAAACTTCGGCACATACATTAAAATTTTTAATGGTGAATGTTTCGGAAAGTGTGGTATA